ACGATAGGCTGCATGTCGCTCCCTATTTGTGGCACGATAGGCTGCATATCGCTCCCTATTTGTGGCACGATAGGCCGCTTCGCAAGTTTTACATTTTGACCGAAAACCATTTTTAATACGGCTATCTTTGCTAAACTCAGTCAGCGGCTTTTGTTTGCCGCACTTAGAGCATGCCTTCACTTCGTCAGACTCCCCAAATATAAACCGGAGTCTTCTCGCCCATGTACGCCCCGGCAATATTACAATCAAAATATCGGAGAGCCTCGCTGTTACACATGCCCTGCGACTCTAAGATCTCGATGATCTTGTGGGCATCATAGACGACGACAGGATCGAATGAAGTCACTCCAACAATTGCTGCATCGAAGTCGTTTGGCTCCATGAAAAGGAATTCTTCATCCGGGTACTCCTCCATCACGTACTGCCGCTTCAATGAAGTTGTCGACATCTTCCCTGCTCCTTAGAATGTGTACCGTGAGCCCGTGGCTCTCAAGATCTTTAAATACGATTTTTTGACGTGCCGACAAGACGCCACTTGCGGTCTTCAGCTCTACCAAGTGTAGCCTTTGGTTCAGGATGACTATCCGGTCCGGTACCCCCGTCACCGTCGATATCCACTTGTAGGACAAGCCCCTCGCTTGTCTCACCCTTTTTACTAGATGCTGCTCGATTTGTTTTTCTAGCACGCTTTTCCTTCTCGTTAATAACGGCCTGAGTGATTTGCCGGACAATATGCTCCGTGAGATACGCCCGGCTCTCCTCGCCGATATAGTCCGGCTCCTCGCCTATGTGCTCAAATACTCGACTGACGCAGTGAGTGGCCTCGTGCGCCACGGTACCCGCCAGGTAGGCCTCACCCTGATCACACTCAGCCAGGTCAAATACTAGGATGACGATCGCCTCACGCCCGTCCGATATAACGTGCGTCTCTGCTATCCCGAGCTCGAGTGCATTGGCACGCACACGTATATCGTGATCCTTGAGTATCTTCTGAAACTCACTGTTGTCAAAGCAAAGTTTTATTGATACCGGGAAGTGGCCCGCATCGACGTGGTAGTAGTTGTACTTGGGTTTCTTCATTGCATCGTCATCCCTTGAGTCGTCGTGATCGACTCTATCTGCGTGTATACGTTCTCTATCACGCCCGATACGAGATCCTGAGCATCCTCGCAAGAGATGCCCATGTGTATCGTCGTGCTGCCTAGGATGAGTATGAGTGCCGTCAGGAGGGCCCTCGGATCGCCCCACTTTTGGCTATCGATAAACATCGCCAAGTCTTTGGCCTGCTTCTCGTCACTATTTAGCTTCATTTTTGGGTGCCCTTTTTTTAGGTGATTTAGGTTTACTCTCGAATGGCCACGTATTGTGGGCATCAAATGGTTGTAGACTCCTTAGACGCTCGTTTTCGAGAGCCTCCTTCATGATGGACGTGAGCCCGTACTGGATCAGTAACTGGAGGGCCTCACTGTCATACTCGACGTTGCATACCCCGGAACCGTCTGGGTTCTCCTTGACGAGTTTGATGATCAGCCTCACTCTTTTCTCCTAGCCAGACCAAACGGGTCGTGCGCCATGTGGGGCAGTCTGTGGGCCCTGCGTATTACGTTGTCGGTCATAAACTGATCAACACCGCTCGATACCGTGATAAACGTGCCCTTGGTGGCCTTGCTGCGGTCGTACCCTACCATGTTGAGGTGCCCAGATACCCTCAGTTTTCTCAGGTGGTGGTTGATCGTATCCAGACGTATGCCGGTCAATTCGGATATCTCACGCTTGGTCTTCCCCTCCCCGGTGCACATATCCAGTATCAATTCTTGCGTCTTTGTGAATATCATTGCCTTGTATTCCTTTTATTTTCCATATCCTGAAATAGTTTCTCCGCCTCCTCATCCGAGAGCGGCTCCGACATCTCCATAATACTCCCATCCGCTATCGCTTGAGTGATGTATGCGACCATCTGATCGATATCCTCCTGAGTCACGTCATCACCGATGTCATCAAAACATCCGGGTGCAAACTCTAACTTAATCTTGTTTTTAGCCTTCGGCATTTAATCCTCTACGGGTAAAAAGTTTTTCGGGTCACCGATCCTGCGCATGTAGTCCTGCCCGCCGTCTACCGCAATCGCACCACACTTGCACCAGACAAAGTCGTGCCTGTGCCTGCTCTCTATCACATCGCCACACTCGGCGCACTTGGCGCAGTTCTCAGTATCTGGCGCAGTTTTATTTTGGCTTGACACTAGGCTTCTCCTTTGACTTGATGGCGGCCTTTTTGTACTTCGTGAGCTCCTTATCCAGATCCTTTACGACGGCCTCCAGATCCTTGACGTACTCGTCTCTGGACTCGTAACCGATGCAAAACATTTGCTCATCCGTAAATACTACCATGTTGACACGGAATTGGGACTTCCAGTCATCATATGCGTGCTGTGCCTCTGTCTTGTTTTTCACTCAAAATTCCTCCTTCTCAAAGTCGCTGATCGAGTCTATATACCTCTGCGCCTTCTCCTTCAGTCGGACGCCACGGTATACGTACTCACCCTTACTGCCCCCGGTCCTGTCCCTGTGCGAGCTGACGCCGTGGTCCTGCGTGGATGCTATGAATCTCTTCTTAAAGCTGAGTGAGGTGCCAGGCTGAATATTCTGCCGGGTGGCCCAACGCTTGTAGAGTGCAAACATGTCGTCCTTGTCGACCATTCCATCCTCGTCGTATGTTAGCACATCCTCTATGAATGATGACATCGGGTTTGCAATCTCTGCAGCCATATCGAGCGTCTCCTGCGCCGAGCGTGGCTGTATAAACCTCTCACCGGGTCTGGCAAGCCTCCTCCTGTTGGCCGCCATGCAGGCGTTGAATATGCCCGAGAGCTCCTTCGTCAGCCTATCGGATAGGTTGATGTCCTCCTTCCCAAAAAAGCTCGTCCTCATCTGCAGCATGAGCATCCGGCCAGATAGTGCGTTGCTGTTCTCCGACAACTGCAGGGCCTCGTTGGAGAACATGATGATCCGAGTCGGCAGGAAGACGTTGAGTGCCTCCTTGTTCTTCCTGTTGACCGTGACGGGATCACCCCCGACTATCCTCAGCAGCTGAGATACGACGCCGATCGTATTCTGGTGCGTCATGCGTGCATCAGAGAATGATGCGAGCGGCTTACCTAGCCAGTTTTGTAGCGCAAACGTATCGCACAGCTCAAATAGCTGAGGACTGACGACGTTCTCCTCCCCGAGTAACGAGAGTAGGATCTGGTTGATCGTACCCTTACCAGACCGGCGTGGGCCGATGATGGATAGGTACTTCTGCTGCTTGGTATCACCAGATAGCACGTACCCGATGTACTCCATCAGCAGATCCTTAGACTCCTGATCATCTGGCCAGATATCGTTCAAAAACTTGTCCCAGTTGGGGCACGTCGCAGTCGGGTCGTACCTGTAGGGCAGAGAGTGCGTATTAAAAAACCCCAACGAGTGCGGCAGTAGGACGTCAGTCTCGAAGTGAAACAGCCCGTTGCGCATCGATACCAACTGTGCGGCGGGTGGCTTGCTTGAGACAAAATTCTTGAGCCATACGGGCGGTCTAGACTCAGGCACCTGCTCCAAGTGTACGATCGCCTTTAAAGCGTCCAGAACGCCGTTTACGACGGCAGGGGAGGGGTTGAATGGTACTAGGTTGCCCTTGACCATCTTTTTACACGCCGTCAGGTACATGTAGAGACCGGATCGTACCGTGGCCTCCTCTACCGGCCTGTAGTGGGTCCCGGTGTATATGTAGAAGTCTCCTGCGTAGTGCACGAGTCTAAAACCCTCCTCATCGTTGTGCTCGGACTCCAAATATTTTCTGGCGTTATCGATCGGGTTGTTGGCCTCGAGCACGATGTCACCATTATCGAGGGCTTCTTTGAGTTTCTTTTGACCGACTAGGTAGATCAGTGATCGCAGCGTCTGCCCCGATCCCTTGAAGGTGTGCCACTTATCCTGGCACCTCCCGGCTGCGTACGTGGTGCCGGCCTCGGACCATCGATCGAAGAGCTCTAGAGCCTCATAATCACCCTCAAACTGGTGGTGTAGGCACATTCCCACGTTGAGCCAGTTCTCGTACCCGTTTGGATCCAAGTGGGGCATGATTTCGGACTCGACACGCTCTATCGTCCAATCCTCAAGTGGCGGCTTGTAGTCCTCGAATGCGTCACCAGAGTGCGTGATCGTCCTCTTGGGTATGTGCGGCGTCATATCCTGCAACTCGGTGGGCATGGTGCCCTGCAGGTGGTGCCCCGTGACCGTAAAGTACCGACCCTTTGTGTAGACCTCCAGACCGATAGAGTGATCGACAAACTTATCCACGCCCTCCGTCAGTGTGAATATCTTGACCCCGGTACCTGATGGGCTCACCTCGCAGTAGCCCTCGACCTTGTCGAGTATATCCTTCGCAAACTGTGACAGCTCACCATTCGTCAGGCAGTCGTCTATATCGATCCCTGTCAGGTTCCCGGTGCCATCAAATACGATACCGAGCCCATCAAAATTGCCGGTGTTGTACGCCTCCTGCGCCGAAAAGAAGTCCGTCCACGTCATTGGGTTTGTGGATGAGGCCTTTGATCCACGTGTAGTCATCGGTACCTTGCTGTACTTCTGGTCCTGCTCCTCCCCGACGGGGAGATAGCGCCACATCACCCAACGGTTGATCCTCTTTAGCTCGTTTGGTATGTTGCCAAAATTGACTGGTAGTGCTGTCGGTTTCATCGTCTGATTTTCCTGTGTCGTGTACTACTAATGCAAAATTCTATCACGTGCGGTCAAAAAAGCCTAGAACCGCATGTTTATTGACTCCGCCGGGTCGTGGCGGGGTTCCACGCCTACTCCTGCTTAGGTTTGACTAGGTTGGCTAGGTTTTTTCTTATTTTTATTATTATTATTAAAAAAATAAAAAATAAAAGTAGAGCAATAAGTGTAAAGTGACCTAGCCAACCTAGCCAACCTAGCCACGGCCGCATGGATAAAGGCTCTCCTGCGTCTAGGTTTCTCAAAATTTGCCCAGAATCCCGGCCACGGCGAGGGATCCTAGACAAATTCCGAGCAAAATACCGAGCCAAAACTCGCCGGAAGGGTTGTAAATCGATCTCTTGTAGACCGTGAGAGCGGATCCGTAGTCTGGCGTGCCCATGATGCCCTGCATTGTGCGACTCGTGCGCAGGTTGCGCATGATGTTGTGCGTATTGAGTGTATTCACGTGTTTTTCTCCTTGAGTATTTGCTCTGCTTTTTTAATATCAACCAACCCGCCACGCCCACAATCAAGTATGCCCTTGATTTCTTCATCCGTCAGTCCTTGCCACGGCTTAGGTATCCAATACACGTTAGGTTCGTAAATGACCATATCGGGTTTTGTTGGGTGCTGTTTAAACGGCATTGTTCTTCTCCTTGAGTTTGGCTTCGATTGCACGGGCAAAATCGTCATGTTTAAACACACCGTTTGCTAATTCTTCAATTTCCTCATCCGTCAGCCCTGCCCATTCTTTATAGGGTGCTTTGACAGTTATGCTAAGTTCTTTAATCGCTTCTTTATATCCATATGTCAAAACCCTATCAGCGGCATCACGGACAATGCTTTCCATTTCTTTGGCTAATCGCTGTCTGATTTCGTTTTCAATTTCCCATCGCAACGCTGGCACCAGTATTGTGAGCAGATCATCTACCTTTGCCTTACCAGATTTAAACAGACCCATGATTTTTCTCCTTTAGCTTAGCTTCGATTGCACGGGCAAAGTTTTCAGGATGGATTTCAATTTCCATGCCGTACTCGCCCTCGTCATATGTTATATATTCAACTTGTGTATCTGTTGAATACTGAATTTCTTCAAGCTCCTCATTCGTCAGACCTACCCATTCTCTAATTGGTTTTAGGCTTGCACATATCCCGCATAACGCACCAGAATCCGCCACAATACCATCACCACATCCACACAAGACAGGCTCATAATCCAACCCTAGTTCACGAGCGTTATCGGCTTTCCTGTCTAGTGCTAACTCTGCTTTAAGCCTTCTGATTAAGCTATCAGGATCACAAGCCCCGTCAACTTTCCAGTCTCCCGAGCTGATTGCTGTGTTTATCATATCCAACGCTTGCTGTAATAGTTCACGGTTCATAACAATCTCTCTTTAACAAAAGCTCGGGTGGTGGTTACTTCACAATCAAGCATTGTCAAAGCGGTTAACGCCACTTCTTGCGTTTCACCATGGCAACTCACTTTGAATATGCGAGCATCAAAATTTATATCATTGCGCCCATCCATGTACTCGACAGGCTTATTGCAGACATCACAGATAGGTAACTCAAATATTGGTTGGTTAATTTTTATTGGCATCATTTTTTGCCTCAAAATATTGTTGTATTGCTTCAAGACTTGATTCACCTCATGCAAGCGGCGTAGTTCGGCTGCGGCTTTTGTAACGTCTTTGTGAGTGTAATTTCCAAGATCAATATCATCAGCCAATCGCAATGCTTCTGGTTGGTTAGTCATTGTTGCTCCTTGCTCTGATTGCTGCCGCACATTCTTTAACGCCATATAAATTTGCACGTTCATTTTCATCACACAAATTCGCACAAGCCTCACGTTCATCCTGCCTGATTAACAATTCCAACTTTTTAAATGGCAAAATCGTGTACTGATCGCCTAATTCAAATCCCGCCTGTTCAGCAAGTTCTTTGATTCGTTCGTTCATTTTGCATCCCTCGCTTGTTGCGCTTCCCAGTTAAGTCGTGTGCGGTTGTTTTTCGGCAGTAAGTCATATCGGTTTGGTTCGATCAGGGTTAGTTGGTGCGTGTGATACCAAGCTGAAGTGCCTTGGTGGGGCAAAATATAAAGCTGGTAATCATCCACTTTGTTATCGTCATAGGACAGCTCTGCATAGGTACCAATAACAATAGCTTTGCATCCCTTTTCAAAGTGGCTCATTGCCTTGCCAAGATCATCAGCTATCTGAACCAAGTCCCCCCTAAAAAACTTTTGCTCTTTCATTTCTTTTCCTCAAGAAGATTGTCAATATACTTCTCAATCAGTTGCGCCGACTTACCCGCCACACGTTTAATGTCAGGATCCTTGGCAAGCTCGATCACTTTGGTTCCTGCAATGATGAAGAGCGCATCCTTCTGAGTCGGCACAAAGACGCTGATAAGCAGGGAGGCAATTGGTATCGCCCAAAACTTTTTAAGCGAAGGTATTTTTTCATTTTCAAGTTCTGACCACCAGTGAGCCGTCATTATTAGCATCACAAATAGAGTCATTAGTCCTATGATCGTGGATGTGATAACAATTTTATTTAAACGGGTTAATACATACAGTAAAAATGTTTCGTTCATTGCATTTCCTTTATAGCTTTTCCTATTAGCACCAACCCAAACGCTATCCACCAACCCCCATGCGCATCAAAGTGCACTAAGACAAACGCTGTCAATAAACTAATCATTTTGCGCCCCTAGAATGGTATCGACTTGTCTGACAAGTCTTTCGGTACGCCCTCGAGCCAAGCCTGTATCGTGGCACGCTCCTCGTCCGTCTTGAATGGCCAGTTCCATCGTTCAAGTGTCAGTCCTGACGGGTGCATCATTTTCTCCCACACAATTGAAGTACTGCGGGCGGTGCATCGCCCGTGTTGGTATTGCAGTCGTATACGACTGTCACGGTCGGCGTCGGAGACCCGCCCCTCGTCACGAGAGCCATGCCCATAAAAAAGAAGGCCGCCACCCATACTGCGATTAGTATCGCCGATGCTGTTGAATTTTCACTCATCTGTGTATCCTTTTCTCTTTAACATTGTCGAGACCCACCCCCTGAATTTTTTACGATTCTCTGGCGTGTTTGCCTCGGTCGGGTCCCATAGTGCGTCAAATATGTGGCCGCCGTTGTCATCATTGCAGACGATCATCGTCAGTTTATCACCATCGTGATGCTCGATTAGTATCGCACGCTTCATCTTGTCTCCATCCATGGATCTATATCCTCGCTCTTATCGTTTAAAATTTCCCTCAGCAGCCACAGTGCGTGCTGCACCGATACCGTAGAGGGGTTCTCTAGCGCCTCGAGTGCGCTCCTTGCAGCATGCCTAAGTTTTTCAATCTCGCTCATTCCTGTTCCTGTACCAAATGTGGATCCTCAGCACGAGACCCGAGAGTCCGAGTGCCGCCAAAAATATACTTAGTGCCGTGAATATCATCTCCCCGCTGTTCAAGACTCGCCCTCCTTTATTAGTGTAAAGGTATCCTTTACTCTAGCCTCTGGCTCATCCCACGAGTCCTCGTGATCATAGTCGCCCCTCGTTGATCTCAGCCTCTCATCGTGTCTAAACCTTGGCTCGACCCTCAGCCACGCCTCTACGGCCAATTTATACTCGAGCCAAGCATCGTTCGGTATAAATAGGGGTGTAGCTACACCGTCCGGTTTTAGTGAGCCCAAAACGTCGCTAAAGGGCACCCATGCACCCCTTACACGCTTGCCTATACCCACGGCGTCAGCCGCACGCTTGTAGCGTGCGTAGGCCGCCGCCTGCTCCTCGTCTAGTTTTATCACTCCTCGCTCTCCTCTGTTAATTGATCCTGCCTGTGAGCCTCGAGACTGCTCGGCTCCCTGATTAAATAACCCTGCAGCTGCTGCACCCGCTCCTCACCGATACCCATGTGCTGCGCCACCTCACCCGGGCGGGGCTCACGCCCCAGACTCTGGGATAGGATTCTCTCTGCGTACCTCATGCGCTTGATCTCCTCGCTGACGTTGACCGGTAGACGGATAATGTTGGACGTGTTGTCGACATCCCTCCGGACGCCCTTAAGTATAAACTGCTTGGCGTACGTGGCGAACCGGGCACCGTTTGTCGGCGTCCACCTTTTGGCTGCATACAGTAGCCAATAATTACCATAACCAACCAAGTCCTCGATCGGTATCGATCCATGGTGCCACGAGGCTAATTCCTTAAGTATAGATACGACAAACCTCAGATTATGGGTCACGAGTTTATCTAGCGCATCCTCATCGCCGGCCTGTATCAGCCCGGCGAGCCTGACCTCCTCCTCGACAGAGAGGGGGTCAATACCGTACAGGGAACGAAGATAATCGCTCAGGCTGTTTTTGTCTTTTGGCACGTAGTCTCCTTAAAAATATCGATGCCGAGTGTTTGAATCTCAGGCCTCGGACACTTAGCAGCATACGACGCCCTAGGATCAAATTGGCTCGAGTCTGGCATATTTTACGCTGACTCTGTATGATTGGTAACTTTTTATTTTTGGGATACTTTTTTAGTCGGCTCTCGTACCTTATCGGTCTCCCTATCAGTCTCGGCTGATAGAGCCTGTTGAATAGTGAGTTTGAGTATAGTCTAGTCATTTAGGTCGACCTCCACATCCCCCTGCGCCGGAAGTAGCGTGATCAGGTAACCGATCACGTTGGCGTAGTGCCAACCGGAGAGTATAAAGTCGCCCTCGTCGCACGATACGACTGTCCAGACGTGGCTCGGCGTTGCGTTGTGAATATTGCGGATATACTCGTCATCGAGCCCGTATGGTTGGTAGAGGCAGCCATCGAAGGCCTCCGCATCACGCATGTGGTTTTTTAGCGGGCTGTATCGTCTCTCCCACTGCTCTTGGTACATTCTGGTGACTGTAGTCATTTGATCGGCACTCCATTCTCGTCGCATTGTATGGTCTCGTTTGTGTATAGCGGTACCCACGTACCCGGCCAATCCCTCGCCTTGTCCCAAACGTCACGATTGCCCTCGTCATCGATGTGCAGCCATCCTAAAATCTCTCGTGTCGTTATGGTCTTCATTGCGTCATACTCCTGATAGTTGAAATTGTCGTAAAAAGTTGGCAGTTTTCGGCTCATGCCTCGATCCTCCGTACATACTTCGAGTGGTTGCAGAATGACGTATAGTCGACTAGCAGGGCGTCGACAATCTCAGTCTGGTGCCCGTCCGATACCTCGTACGTGTTTGCGTCTAGCTTTTTGAAGTGTAGCAGTCTGCCTCGTGGAAATACTGCCCCGTCTTTTCTCAGGCACAGGCATTTGTAGCTGTCTGCCTGCCTGATCATATGCTCTAGCATTTGGTACATGTCCATGGTGTTGCTCCTGTCTGGTTGGTTGGTGATACTACTATGGTCAATCCGTACACCTAAATACTACCCCTCTTGGTTGTCGAATTTCTCTAGATCCTCGGTGATCCACGCCATCGCCGTGCATATATCGCTCCACTCCTCGTCGTATCCCTCCTCGCCCTCCGGTATGCAGTCTTCACGGTAGCACTCGAGAGCGTGCCAGATTGTCTCGAGCATCGATTGCCTGTCTTGTGATGTTAATTTGTTCATTATATTGCTCCCATTGCTTTAAGATATGTAAAACCAAATAGTGTCACGGCCGCCGATGCGGCCAGAGTGTAGCTAATTGCCTGTACCCAATCCCGGCGCTCACGCCGGGCTGCTGCCCTTGATCTTTGCATTTTATTGCCCCTGTGCGATTAGTAACTTGGTTAAATTTTCTGGCGTGTCCTCGATACACTCGCCGCCGATAAATGCGTAGTATTGGACGCCGTCTTTGCGCATTAGTGCGCCGATCGACGGGTGCAGGTTGGTTCTTACCTCAAACTTGGCGGCGTTGATGGCCAATTTGTTTTTTAGCCTTTGTGCGATATCCATTTTAGTGCTCCGGTTGTGTGTGTTTTTGTACTGCATACTACTATGGTCAATCCGTACATGTAAAAAAAAACCCGGGCAGCTGCCCGGGCTTGGTGTTACTTGTCCAGTCTGGCGTATGCCCAGACCCTGTGTCGAGCGCCGGGCTCTGATGCGTCATAGTAGACGCCGTCTATCAGTGCCACGGCGTGCCCGTGTATGATCGTCAAAAAACGTCCCTTGGGGTTTGCCCGTACGAATTGAGCCATTGTCGGGCGGTCACTCTTGAGCGTGTACCACGTCATGCTGACATCCTCACGCCCTGTCAATACCTCGAGAGCCTTGGCCACTTGGTACCCGTTCATGCCACGCTGCGGGCGGCGCCCGGCCGCCTCGCAGGCCTTGTGGACAATCTCATAGCTCGAGTCGTATGCGATAGTCATCGCACGCACTACGCAATCGTTGCGCTCTATCTCAATCGTGCGTGGGTTTTTTTTAATGAATTTCACGGTGTCGCTCCGCTGTGGTTGGTGATAATACTATGGTCAATCCGCACATGTAAAACAAAAAAGCCCGGCAACCTCTCGGCTGCCGGGCTCGGTGTTTATGCTGCCTTTTTTAGCATGATGACCTTGGCCATCTTTTTGCCGTGCGCAGGGTAGGCGATAACGTCTACCGTCTTGTCATAGCATGCCCGGCACCCGTTACACTTACCGTTGCTGTCGTACGCCCGGCACAGTGTCGCACCGGCCGGAACCGACTCGCTGTCGCTTACGATAACTGAGCCATGTACGCCGCGAGTAAACTCGCCCTCGACGCTGTCGCTCGAGAATCTAACCTTGACGTTAGGCAGGCTATCCATTGCGCCGATAATGTCGGCGAATTTTGGAAATTTAGCCATGCGAGTCGGGAGCCAATGGTTAACCCACGGCGTGCGAGCCATAACCTCACGCATTTTCTTGGCCAAATTGAGCGAGTACATATCGCCCGAGTCAAACCATCTAAAATAGCGTGAATCGCCGAGCGCTTGCACCATGTCATCGACCCAGCCATCACGCTGCCAGTCTAACTTATTGGCGGCACGTGGAGCCTTTACGTTTGGGTAGTTATAGTTGCCTGTAGTGGCATAGCAGCCACGGCATGCGTCGACTAGCTCGCCGTCGGCCTTGACTGAACCGGGGCACGTCTCGAGAGCCTGCAGGCTCCATGACTTGATGCCGTCCAATTTGCCAGTAATTGATAATTTAACCATGTTAATACTCCTGTTGTGTTGTGTGGTTGTCAGGCTATCTGCCTGCTTACTACTATGGTCAATCCGTACAGGTAAACTGGCATCGATAGGTTTTCGCTATTAGACCCCATTGGCTGATAGTCAGGCCACATCACGAGAGACCTTCTCAGGCGTGCGTATAGAGCCTATAAGGCACGATCGCAGCGTGGCTAATAGCTACGTATGTCTTTTCAAACAAATCGCTCCTAGGCCGTTTAAATGCGTCCGGTATCAGCCCGCACCAAAGTGGTGCCCTGCCAATCCGCCCGTGCACCAAAGTGGTGCCTTGCCTGAGTGGCTAAATGCGAATGCGTCTCATTACCAGATAGGATGTCCAACAACCTAGGGTTTACCCTAAGTGCTGCTCTGGCTCCCGGCCAGATGCGAATGATTCTCATTACCAGGTAGGATGTCCAACAACTAGGGGTAGACCCTGATAGGGTAAACCCTTAGAGCCACACCGGTGCACACCTGCACCAAGCCAGTGCACCTGTGCACCGTATCGGTGCGGGCGTGCACTATGCCAGTGCGCCAGTGCACCATTGTGGTGCAGGCATGCACTAAAGCGGTGCACGTGTGCACCAATGTGGTGCTGGGCCTTTTTGTTGCACCGCACCACCGTTTAGGGTCCCGTCGGCAGGCGGGGGCGGGGGACCCACTCAGGTCGCAAGCTCGTTAAAATTTCCTGCCTAAAAAGCGAACCCCCTAAAATTTTTTTTTGCAAAATTTGGCAAAATGACCGGATTGGCTAGGATCGATGAGTGTTGTAAAAAGACCACGCCGCAAGGAGAGCCTTTATTCATGCGCCTCTGACTAGGTTGGCTAGGATTATTGTCAAAATCCCACTATACTGCTTCTATATTTATTTTTTATTTTTTAATAATAATAATAATAATAATAATAAAAAGAGTTAGTCAACCTAGTCAAAGCCTTTATCCATGCGCTTCTCCAGCGTCTAGGATTGAAGATAAGGGAGTGGAAATCCCAGCCAAACCCAACAGGCATGCGGGTTGGAACCCCGTCACGGTACTCTGGAGCCAATGCCAGAGCCATTCTACGTCTTTTTAAGAGTCCTAAAAATAGCCTAAAAACAGCTAGAACTAATAAAGACGCCACGCAAACCCCGTCACACCGTGTCCAGGCCAATGTTTATGCGGGTCTTAATTTTAATTTTTTAAAAAGGGGCTGCAATGGTTACGAGTTTGCATTAGTGGGTGTATGGATCAAGAATACGCATACCAAATTCAGGGGGCACTCGAGGATCGAAAGCAGAACGTGAAAGGCTTTCGTGTCTTCCTGTGGACATCGACAAACTTCTACGAGGTCGATATACCCGAGCACGTCTTTCCCAAGACCATACTGCAGTACATGAAGTACCGCATGATGTTGACGAAGGAGGTACAGATACAGTCCCTCCCTGAGAATATACAGAGACAGATACGTGACCCTATCGGGAAGTATCTCAATACCTGGGTACTGGGTAAGCAGAATGGCGATTGAGGTCAATACGCCCGTCATAACATCCGAGGGCTGGACGCTCGCAGGCCTCCTCAAGCCTGGAGACTATGTCTTTGACGAGATGGGAATGCCCCAGGAGATCAAGACGATCCAGGTCTATGATGAGGGCGACTGCTATGAGGTCGTGTTTGATGATGGTGTATCGATACTGGCGGACGGCAACACGACGCTACCCGTAGAGAACCTGAACATACGCAACATACGATCGAGGGGGTACAAAGCCAAGGGGATGATCAAGACGATTGACGAGATACTGGAGGCTGGCCTGACAATGCCTGAGGCAGACAACCGGTACCGTTTCTCTGTAAAAAATACCCAACCTATACAGCTGCCGGAGGTAAATTTGCCGGTACCCCCCTTCATAGTCGGGGTATGGTTCACGAGGACATCCAACACACCCAACCTGTCCGTCGAGAAACACATGGTCAACAGCTACGTCAACCACTTCAGGAGGTACGGCTACAACGCCAAGCGTGTAAAGAGGGAGTACGACAGGATACACCTGGAGCTCAGGCCCAACATACAGCACGCTTTTTTGACAAAGTACCCAGAGAAGCAGCACACGATACCGGATGAGTACCTTATATCCTCAGAGCATCAGAGGATTGACCTACTGAGGGGCATATTTTTTGACAAAAGGCACTCCTACGACAAAAAGATGGACGTATTCAGGTTCATGAGCCGTGACTACTCGCTGGTTAAGCGGATACAGGGCGTTGTGGAGTCGCTCGGGATCAGGACAGTCATGGTCGAGAAGAAGACGGGGGCAAAATTTAGGCTATTTTTCAGGACGGGGATACCACTGATCGAGAATCAGCACAAAAAAGACCCCGCAAATCGATTCAGACGCAGATTTATACGCAAAATTACAAAAATTGAGCCAAAAAAACGCATTTTTGTCGATACCGGCGGGTTTTTCTGCATCGGTGAGGGGTTTATAACGCTATGCTGACAAAAAAACAGGAGCAGCTGCTGTCCCAGTTCGCAAAGGCCAACAAACACTGGCCAAAACCGGAGCTGGATGCGACGCTGTGGCAGGTCAGGTGGGCCATGCAGGCCCTCCCCCACCAGAGGGAGCCCGAGGATGGCGAGTATGATACGTTTCTGATGCTCGCAGGGCGTGGATCGGGCAAGACTCACACTGCGAGCCACTGGATCGGGATCAGGGCATGGAGGCACCCAGGGACACGCTGGCTCGTGACGGCACCGACATCGAACGATATTAGGGCGACGTGCTTCGAGGGCGACTCGGGGCTCCTCAACATCATACCCAAGTCCCTGATCAAGGACTACAACAAGTCTCTCTTTGAGATCACCCTCATAAACGGGTCCATCATACAGGGGATACCGGCATCCGAGCCTGAACGCTACCGGGGTAAACAGTTTCACGGTGCGTGGTTTGATGAGCTGTGCGCATTTGAGTACCTGGATGACGCCTATGATGGCGTGCAGTTCACGCTTCGATTGAAGGATCCAAAGATCAGCCGAGTACAGCAGATCATCACGACGACACCCAAACCGAGGGAGTTGATAGTCGACTTGAATGAGGGCAAGATTGGTGGAGACGTGTACGTCGTCAACGCCAGCTCGTACGATAACAAGGCAAACCTATCCAAGACGTTTTTTAAGCAGCTGGAGACGTACGAGGGTACAGACCTGGGCAAGCAGGAGATCTATGGAGAGATCCTGGACCCCGAGGATGCAGGCATCGTCAAGCGGAGGTGGTTCAAGATGTGGCCCGCAAACAAACCAACGCCAGACCTGGAGTACGTCATCGCATCATACGATCCTGCGACGAGCGAGAAGACACACAACGACCCGACGGCGTGCGAGATATGGGGAGTCTTTGAGCAGCTGGATGGCGGGACGTGCGTCATGCTCCTGGATGCCTGGGATGATCACCTGGCCTACCCGACACTCAGGAGGAGGGTCGTATCCGACTTCAAGGAGGTCGTCTACGGCGCCGACAACACCTTCGCAAAAGGAAGAAAGGCGGACCTGATACTGATGGAGGATAAGTCTGCAGGGATATCTTTGGTGCAGGAGCTGCAGGGTTCTGGCGTCCCGGTGAGGGCATACAACCCCGGAAAGGCCGACAAAGTGCAGCGCATCAACATCGTCGCACCCCTGATAGCCAAGGGCAAGGTCTACATACCGGAGGATCCAGAGAAGCCGGGAGAGCCAGCACCATGGGCCAAACGATTCATGAGGCAGGTCTGCTCGTTCCCAGAGGCGGGAGGGCACGATGACTACGTGGACTCACTGAGCCAGGCACTGCGTGTACTGAGGGACTCGGGATGGCTCCAGCTGGATCCTCTACCAGCCAGGGACTACGACTACGCCGACGATCGCAGAAAGAAGTTTTACAACCCCTACGCAGTCTAGGGCGAATAAAACAAATTTTGTGCATAAGTAGTTGTAGGGAACCCTCACCAAAAAAATTAAAATGCCAAACTTAATCAAGACACCGCAGCAGATCATGTTCGAGCAGGCAGGCATACCGCACTTGGCTGGCGGCGGTAACCCATTCTCATCTCTGACGCCCGGAGCCAAGCAGCTCCTGGAGAAGGCCATCGAGCGCTTCAAGGTCGCATCGGGGCGCATGCCAAACGCAAGCGAGATGTCGCAGATGGAGCAGCACGCTGCATCCTTCTCAAAACCAACGA